CGGACCTGTAGGACCTGTAACAGTTGATGCAGCGCCTGTTGCGCCGGTAGGACCTGTTACGCCTTGCTCGCCTTGCGGGCCTGTTGCTCCGGTTGCGCCTGTTGGACCCGTGTCACCTTGTATACCTTGTGTACCTGTCGCGCCGGTTGGACCTGTAGGACCAGTCGCACCTGTAGGACCTGTTGCGCCACCGCCAGTGGCTATGGTCGCGGCGACAAACTTAGTTCCGTCAAACTTAAGTATTTGATCGGTTGTTGCTCCGGTCGGATCAATCTCAATACTGTCTACAAAGAGTGTTGGTACTTTAAAAGTATCATCAGTACGAAGTACATTGGCCTCATCACGATAGAGGTTTACATCGCCAGCAGACGCGCCATCGCCCCAAACAAGACGACCGCCCGCTTCAACTTTTAAACGAGCATATGTGTCGGCATCAACATAGACGGTTACGGCGTCAGAACTAGCAGACGTTAGCTGCTTAACAGTAATTGGTACTGTGAATTTCTGTGCCACGACCTCAATCGCTTTCTATGCTGTGACCCCTCAAGGTCTGTTTAAGTATTAGCCTTGTACGACGATTACGTAATCACCAGAAGAAATTGTTCCATACATGGTGACTGTTACCGTGTTACTGTTGGTGCGGACGGTGTCACCGATTACGGTATTTCCCGAAGACACTTCGTAAATCTGTATCATTACATCACTTGTATTGAAGTTGTGAGTAACTACTGTTGTTGACGTTCCGCCACTGCTTGCGGCGCATGCTTGTTTAGCGGTGCGAGCAAGTGCAGGTGTACTTGTGGTGCGTCCCGTCGACTCTGATGAAGCCGAAGCCAAGTTGGTGCGAGCGCCAGATTCAGTAGAAGAACCAGTACCACCAGCGGTTACTGCAACGTCAGTTCCGTTCCATACACCAGTGGTGATTGTTCCCAAGGTGGTGATGCTTGATTGACCAACGTAGTTGGCAGAAATATCAACGGCGTCTGAACTAACCGAGATTCGATCAGTGGTACCGCCAACATTGATTGTGTTTCCAGTCTTGCTAAGACCGTCACCAGCAAGAATGGTTCCAGCAACTGAGAACAAAGCCCAGTTAAGTGCGGTTGAACCAACGGTGATTGTTCCATTGGTGGTAAGTACCCAACCGCTGTCTGCGTTGAGTGTTCCTTCTTCAACGAAGGTAAACGCGCCCGGTGTTACTTCTGCGGTGGAGTCAAAGTCAGTTGCCCGAGTTGGTGCTCCTGTAGCATTAACAACATAGATGCCGTTTTCAGACGCTGTACTTTGGTCTTTAACGAGAACACGGTCACCAGTTGCAAGAGTCACCGTGGTGTCAAGTGTGTCGCCATTTTCAAGTCCTGTGGCGAGTGTGATTGGTCCAGTTGTCGCGGCACGAACTGACTGCTTGACATCAAGACCTGAACGAGCTGCATCTACATAAGCCTTGGTTGCGGCATGGTCATCAGCAGTTGGTGTACCGAACTTAGCCTGACCGTTAGAGTCACGGATAACTAGTTTGTTCGCAGTAGCATCAGACGTAGCATCTGCCAACTTTGAGAAGTCTGAAGATGAGAGAAGACCCGCAATTGATGATGTAGCAAGGTTTGGCGTAATCGTAATTGCGCCGTTGGATTCATTGATAGTGAGGGCACTGGACTGTGAACCAGCCGAGGTGACACCTGTGACCATCTTTCGCCATGCTGAGGCGGTAACATCGTAGACTTTAATAGTACCTTCAGTGCTATTAAAGATCATTCGACCGTCAAATAGGTTTGTATTAGGGTCGGTGCCTACTACTTCAAAGGTGCCGTTAATCAGTTGATTCTGATTAAGATCAATGTTAGTTAGAAACTTCTGAGCCATTAGAACTCCTTATGTGAGATAGGCATAACCTGAGAACGCTGTTGTGAAACTTACCACAATTTGCGTGGTGCTTATATATGTAATTTCTCCAAATACAACGGTTTTAGCGCTATCAACAACAGTTACTGACGGATAACCACCTAAAGCATGGTTAATTGTCCATGTTGTCGACGCTGTCCCTTGAGTATGCACGTGACGCGTTGCCGTAGGATAGACAAGGTTGAGAACTTGGTTTGGCGGAGTTCCCGTAATGCTGGCAGATGCCGTCCCTGTTGTAACTGTTCCGATGGTTAACGTATTTCCTGGGCCAGTAGGACCTGTTGCGCCTTGCGGACCAGTTGCACCTTGTGGGCCAACAGGCCCTTGCACTGATGACGGTGGAGGCGCGTATGGATCTCCGTCTGTTACAGTTCCAAGATCGTTAGAGATGTCGGTTGGAGAACCGTCACCTTCGATAAGATACGCGAAGAACGAGATTGGTGGCGCACCATAGATGTGTACGTGGACTTGGTACGCCCAGTTAGTTGGCGTAAGAAGTGGATTATCTGTTGTCGGCAGCTCGGCTGAAAATGACCCACTTGAGTCAAGTATATATTGGATTGGGCTGTCGACAACTACAGCATCGTCTGTGTCTACGACAACTGTTGTTGGGGTAAACGTTACTTTTCCTCGCGCCGCGCCACCAGATGGCCCGGTATACGTGCCTGTAACAACCCGCGTTACAACATCTTGCGACCAACTCACCAGGCAACTCCAGTCCGTGCAGCGTCCCACACAGGTGCTAAATAGCGAAACTCAACCAGAATAATACCAATGAATTTTGAGGGTGTCATTAGGGAATAGCACCAAAGACCCTGTATAGACAAGGTATCAGTGGGTAAAGAATGCTTTCTTCTTTATTGTGATCTAGTCAAGCCAAACTGTGTACTCGGCGGTGACTCTTCCTTTGGATGGGTCAATGAAGTGAAGTCTTTGCGATGGAACTCCGATCGCACCGACAACCTCACGGGCGTATTCGTTGTGAGATTCTGGAGATCCTGAGATAAATACGCGACCCCCGTTAGACATGGTCAACGTCGTCGGGGTATGCCAGTGACCCATATATACATCTTTAAAGTCTTCAATGACTCCGGTCGCCCAGGCGTTTGCTTTTCGCATGATACTTCCGAATGACTTTGTCTCATCACCGTGAACAAGTAAGGCACGATATGCACCTATTTCAACGATTTGATACCAGTCTGGAGACATCTGCCAGGTCACGTTTTTGAGGTCTTTTGTTCGGTCTTTTGTGATCCTGTACGAGATCGCGTCGATGTTGTCATTGCCTGGAAGCTCACCCTTGCGCCCGAGGCGGCCGTGGTTGCCAAACTCGCAGACCACATTTACCTTGTCAAAGAACTCGGCAAACGTTCTAACCATCATTTCTTCGATCCCTACGGTCTCAAATAGTTGCTCAAATAGATGAGCTTCTACCTCCCAGGCCTGTCCAGGAAAGATCGTGATCCCTTCGACCATGTCTCCGCCAAACATGAGGGTACATTCACGAACGGGATGATGAGTACGCTGGAGTTCTGTTAGTTCCAGAACTTTCTTTGTAAACTGCTCCATACGCTCTTTGCATGTCTTAAGCCCGTATGTTACGGTCTTTTTGCCGTTCTGCCAGTCGGTTGCATGTACCAGCGCAACCTCTGGTTTGATCTTTCGCGTGTCTTTTTCCCGCTGTGTTTTCTCTACTTTTTTAGTAGATCCAGCAGCAAGTGCCGCGTCTCGAGCAGCTTCGTAGACAGCGTCGACGATGATCTCGCTGGCACGTTTTGCCTTATATTCAGCCTTCTGCGCACGCTTGAGCGCCGTTCTAAGTTCTGTAATTTCGTCTTCTTTACGGATATCGTCAGACAGGCTCATTTATGACCGTCAACAGTTCTCCGCGTCGAAAGCGGCTAATGACATTTACTGCCAGTTTTATCCCACGCTTCTCAAGAGCTTTTGAGATATTTGATGCTGGAATTGAATGATCATTCAACGCTTTTAGTAGATCTGCTGCGTCCGACTTTGACAAAGACTCAATGATCTCAGCAATTCGTGACCGCGAACCTGGCGTTGATTTTTCTTTCTTAATTTCGTCAAACAGTGACCCCATGCGTAATCCTTCCGCCGTAAGTAAATACCTGTAATGTAATTTATACCATATTCTGGTCTGTATTAAGTACATATTCAGGTATGGCTGTTAATTTTTTGATAAGGTGATCTTCCCCAATATGCAATATCTTGAGATAGTTCCACAGTTTCCGTACTTCCTTGGATATAATCTTGCGCATACTTCATTGAATAAAAGTGCAAATCTGCATCTCTCCCAACAAAAAGGCCAACGACAAATGATAGAAAGTTTTCTACAACGGTCCCTAAAGACGGCGCGTAAATAATGTCGGCGTGGGATCAAGCAAACGGACGATTAGGACCAGCTGCAAAATGGTATGCCGAGCACGGCTGGAAGATCATGCCCTGCTATGGGATCTCAAACGGACGCTGTACATGTGGCGGCACGCACGCTGAACCTAAAGATGTTGGCAAGCACCCGAGCATTCCCGAGTGGAACTCGCAGGCGACAAGCGAGGTTCACGAAGTTGAGAAGTGGTGGCCGGACGGAGGCGAAAATAACGTCAGCGTCTTCTGTCGCCCAAGTGGGTTCTTTGTAATCGACATCGACCCACGCTCTGGTGGACCTGATTCGTTTGAAAAGTTTGAGTCTTTAGTTGAAGGCGCGTTGCCGCCAACCGTTGAGGCGATCACCGGCGCATACACAATGAACGGCAAGGCGACGCGAGGACGTCACCTTTTCTATCGCTGTGACGAGTCTGAAAATCTTGTCGGCAACCTAAAGAAGTCTGGACTAAACGGAATTGACATCAAGCATAACGGATATGTATTGATTGCGCCGTCACGTCACTTCTCAGGTGTGTGCTACGAGTGGGTCAAGGGCAAGGCCCCGTGGGAGATTGAGATTGCACAGGCTCCTGAAGAGTTGCTTGTCACTCTGCGAAAGCGCAGCAAGAGTTCATCAACAGGCGTCGGCACAGGCGACTGGGGTTTCATGGACGACCTTGAGTGGGGCGGCCAGCGCGTTGACATTGAGCGTTTACTTCAAGAAGGAATTGACGAAGGATCGCGCGCGGTTGATATCTATGCGCTTACATGTGCACTTGCAAACAAGTTTCCAGTAAACACAGAAGCAGGTAAGCTCGCTGTTGAGACGATGATGATTCGTTTCAACGCTGAGAAAGTTCGTCCGCCTCTAGAACTTGAAGGTCAAGGCGGACTGATGATGCACGTCCGTCGTGCAATTCAATTTGTTCTTGATAATCCAAAGACAGAGCGTCTCTGGCCTGGTCTTCAAGAGTGGGCACAAAAGTCTCAAGACGAATCACGTTCAACATTTCCTAAGCCTGCAAATCTTCCTTCACAGAAGACATCGCAAAAACCGGCGCAGAACAGCATGAACACTGGAACGTCGAATCTTCCAGGGACAATCGGCGGTTCTGTTCTTTCGTCAGTCGAAGACGGTGACTCACTCGCTGATGCAAGTAAGTTATCAAATATAGACGTACCGAAAGACCCTGACGCACTTAGTGAAGAAGAAGGTGGAGAACCTGGTAAACGAACATTGACAGACGTAGGTAACGGACGTCGACTCATTGACTCGTTTGGTTCTGCAGTTCGATACACACCTGGTCTTGGCTGGTTCCACTGGGACGGTGGGTATTGGAAGCCAGACGTTGAAAGTCTTGAGATGCGCGAACTTTCTAAAAAGGTTGCGCCGATCGTTGCAAGTGAAGTTGTTCACTATCTTGATGATGCAGATAAGCAATCAGAAGTTATTAAGTGGGCTCAACAGGCAAAGTCAAACTCGCGTATCAATGGTTTGATTGAAAGCGCAACATCTGACCCACGTATCTTGATCGACGTTGAGTCGTGGGACAGCGATGAAACGTTGCTCGGTGTGTCAAACGGAGTTATTGATCTACGTACAGGAGAACTTCTTCGTGGTCGACCAGATCTATACATCACGCGACGCGCGCCTGTAGCATATAACCCAGGTATTCGCAACGTCCGTTGGGAACAGTTTATTGACTTTGCAACTGGCGGAGATAAAGAATTGCAAGAGTGGTTGCAGAAAGCTGCAGGCTACTCGCTGACTGGTTTGCGAACATATGACGTTATGTTCATGGTCTACGGTCCGCCGGGTTCGGGTAAGAACACAATGGTTGAAGCTTTGGTTAAGGCGATGGGTACATCACAATACGCATGGCCACTTGACTCAAGCATTCTCGCTCAGGGTGATGGACAAGCGCACGGTTCGGATCTGTATCACTGGGCTGAGTTGCGTGGACGTCGTATGGTGTGGGTTGACGAATTACCAGACGGCGAACGAGTAAAAGAAAACTCGATCAAGAAACTTACAGGTTCATCTGAAATCTCAGCGCGTTCACCTGGTGAAAAACCGTTTACGTTCCAGTCTCGCGCAAAGTTGTGGGTAACTACAAACCACAGACCGATCATCACTGATGACGCGATGTGGCGACGTATTCGACCAATTCCACTTGGAAACGTTCCAGAAAATCCAGATCCAGACTTGAAGCACTACATCTTTGATCCCGAAGGTGCTTTGCCGGCAGTTCTTGCATGGGCAGTTGAAGGTGCAATCAAGTTACTTGGATCAAGCGCACGCGATGCACTTGGCTGGTGCAAGGCTGTTAGCGAGTCGGCAGAGATGTATCGCAAGAACGAAGATCGCATTGGCTTCTTCTTAACAGAAGAAACAAAAGAATCTGAGAATACCGCAACGCCGGTCAAGTCACTATATGCTGTTTATCGTGCGTGGAGCGAAGAACGTGGTGAACGTGCGATGACACAGATCGCGTTTCAGCGTAAACTTTCCGATCGTGGACTGCAGATTGATGGACACGGATCACGCGCACAGATACTCGGTCGACAACTACTGCCACGCGCAGTGTCTACGGGCGAGGTTGACTGGGGAACAGTTCAGAGGTTTGCACGATGAAAACTCCAAAGAAACATAGAACGTTTATCATCTACGCCAAAGAGACAGGCGAAGAGATCTGCAAACTTCAACTCACACATGATGAGCATAAAGAACTATCTGCGCTTGCAAAAGCACAGGGCACAACCGTATCTGATCTACTACTAAACGTCATAAAAGATGAGATTGAAAAATGACAGATCCAGTCTTTAAAGATCTAGCAACACATAAGCACTACGCACTGGTTGTAACAGACGGTGAGGTGGGCGGAATTGAGCAGATCCATGTCGACGCCGCCGATGCTCTTGAGATCTGGGATCTAAACCCGATCGTTGTACCTATTCCAGACGATATGAAAGGAAAGGTTATCGGCGGTTGGTACTACCGAAACGGTACATTTGTACCTGCTTCTGAGCGGTAACATTGTACGATTATTAGATCTGGCGCCTTGGGAGAGAGGTTGCCATTACGACTGGGTCAGGGTTGAGGATCTTCCTCCCCTGACTTAGTCTGTCTTTCGCCCTTGTCAACATACTGCTTGATTGTCGTCGGATACCAGCGTTTCTCAAACGGAGTCTTGATGCCTTCAGCATTGAACTTATTGGCGATCTTTGCGTATGACATTCCGAGGGTGCGAAGCTCGATGATCTTTGAGTACAGCTCGTCTGTGATCATACGCTTGGGGCCAAGATCTACTCCCCACTTAAGTCCCTTTTCTCGGCGATCCTTATGAACGTCTTTCTGACGCTCAGCAATGATTGAACGTTCCATCTCCGCAAGTGCCGACATGATTGTGACGACAAATCTTCCCTGGTAGGTCGAGGTGTCAAGGTTGAGGTCAAGCATGACGATACGCCAGTCATTCTTGTTGGCGCGATCTACAATGCTGAGGAAGTCTTGGGTAGATCTTGCTAGCCGGTCGATGCGAGTAACAAACAACGCTGTCGCCTCTCCTTTATCAAGACGGTCAAGCGCCTCGCGAAGTACGGGTCGACCTTTGATCGACTTGCCTGATCTGCCTTCTTCCTTGAGCAGTTCCACCTTTGTAAATCCAGCAGAGTTTGCCGCACGCTTGAGATCTCGTTCTTGCGCGCCTAACGACATGCCGTCGGTCGCCTGCATCTGCGTCGAAACACGCGTATAGAGCAGAGCGATGTTTTTCTTCTTTGTGGCCATAGAAACCCTTATCTCGTAACGGTTTGGTGAGGTTAATGTACAAGTCAGATCGTATATCTTTAAAGTTAAGTTTATACGCTTTTGGCCCTTATTTTGTAAGGGCTAGATACTGCTGAGACTAGGTCAGCCCGTTACCGTAAATGATCCACTTAGTTGATGTAACCTTCGTTGCTGTTGCCACACCGTACCGCGCAAGTGTCCGCGTTCCAGTGGATCCTGTCGCTGCAAGCTGCAAAGTGTCTGTTGTAATCGCGATTGAGATGCTCGTTGCTGCGCCTAAGTCATTGAATATGACAAACGTAGTCCCAATCTCATAGGCAACCGCAGTGTTGGCAGGGATAGTAAAAATAGCCGATGTTGGCGTTCCAGTGACGTAAATGCTTTTTCCAGCGTCTGACGCAGCAAACGTATAGGTAAATGTCCCAGAAGCTACTCGTGCGTTTTGAGGCGTACCAAGGTAACCAACCACTGACGCGGACGTTGTCACTGTTCCAGATGTCGTGCCTGACGGAGCTACTGGCGTCGCCATTGGGCCTGTTGCCCCTTGTGCGCCCTGTGGTCCTTGAAGATTTGAGACAACTACCTCTGTTAGACTTGTCAACGACTCGACAGTTGTACTTGCGGTGTTGACATATACAATACTAGTATCAGCCATATGTAACCTCCGAAACTACAGTAAGCGTGCCTTTAAGAAGCCTGGTGACCACTCCGCCAGATGACTCAAGTTCAAGATCATAGTTATACTTGCCGGCGATTAGGTTTGACGTTGCTGTAGCACTTAGTCCTAGTGTGATCGTTCCAGCCGCACCGCCAAGGGTAATTCCGCTTGAGCTCGTCAAAGACAGTGCTGGTGGGGCACTTCGACCTGCATTTGTACCTCGCGCCTTTAGTCTTGCAGTATATCCAGTAAGGTTGACCGCGACGTCATTTACTTTCCATGTCAACTGCTGACTATACGTTGTACCTTGTTCGATTGACAAGTTAAGAATGCCTGCAGACATAGATCGATCCTTTTTGTAGGCAGCAATGCTGTTCTAACTTTATCATCAAATGCGTAGTCTGTTTGTAGAAAATTGATGATTAGATGCACTTTTTGGAGTAGATCTGCAATATTTTTTTGTATACGAGCACTGGCTTAGACCCGTTTTTACAGGCAAATTGTTATTTTCAGCGTCTTTCGATGGTATAGTAACTACTACTTCAAACTACAGTCCTTGAGCGTCCTTATTCCCTACCCGAGGAGACTGCACCATGAGATTCATTAACGGTATACTTTTATCTTTTATTAGTGCCCTAACAGCCGCTGGCGGACTTATAGTCGACGTCACCACCGGCGGGCAGGAACCCCCGAGTCCCGTGGGGACTATGGGCGAATACACAGAATACACAGAAAGTGGAAGAGACGTAATACTTGTTGATAAAAAAGACAGAGACATAAAGTCTCCGTATATTGCAGATTTTGATTACCCTAAAGACCCTAAAAAGAGATGTCCGATGTGGGAACCTCTTTTGCACGAAGCGGCGCTACTCCCGCTAGACGTTTTTTCTTACGTTGCTTGGCGAGAAAGTGGATGTAATCCAGCAGCGCAAAACGCGCGATGGGACAAGAATGGAAAGATGGTCTACGCGCTAAACAGCGACGGATCATATGACACTGGCTTGCTACAGATCAACTCTAGCTGGTTCTCTGTAACCAAGCTTGTGTGTGGAGAAGACGCTGTAAAAAATCGTATGCAAGGTCTTAAAGATCCAGTGTGTAACGTAAACGTTGCGCGCTACATCATGGTGCACAGTAAAGGCAAGCTAGGCAACTGGCGAATGTTCAGAAACTAATGCTGTACACTGAACAGATTCGGCTATTCAACACCCACGGCGATGTTTACTATGAGCGCTACGGTATGAGGTTGATGAAAGAATCATCGTTTCTTGACATTGCGACGCCGTTGATCAAGATGATCGAGGTTGAAGAAGATGTTGAAGCTTTGTTTGATACCGCTGTGTACCGCTGGTATCGATGGCTTGCAGAACCTGTAAGGGCTTTAGGTGTTTACTAGAGTGAGGTTGTCCGCCGTCACCTCCGAGCGGCGGACGAACCCCCCTAAGGTAGCGCTTAGAATTTGTAACGCGCTAGAGTTCAACTTTTCCGCCGCACCTATTGTCGAATCCTTTCTCTAAAGATACGACGATGTTGCTGTCATCTGCTCGTGTGTCACTTAAAAAGTTAGTTACTTGCTCTTCTTTTGGCTTGTCTTTGTTGGAGTTCGCAGGTCGTGCGTACGCAGTGGATGGCCTAGCGATAGTCGCTGGCGTTTGCGTCCTGCCTTTGGTCCGCTGACTGTCTCAACCTCGCCTGTTAGCGGGTTTGTTCGTGTTCGCTGTTGTGGGCCTTTAGCTCCACCACCGCCGCCTTTTTTCTTTCCCATGAAAGTACTATAACTTTCCCGTAGCGTGGTCATTTATGTGCTGATCAAGCTTGGCCTCTGTACGAATCCCTGTCTCTTCAACACGGTCGATGGAGCGTCCTAAGGACTTGCCAAGTTGCTCGATCTTGTCTACAACAAAGTTGTGGTCTTGCTTGTTTTCGTCCCAACGCTTTTTACTTCCGCGTCGTTCATTTTCAAGATATGCGACAGCAACAAGACCAAACGTGCCGATGAGAGAGACAATGATTTCGGTTGCCATTATGCACCAAAGATCTTCTGCCACACCTTTGGACCGGCGATCTCATCATTACCAAGTCCGTTAGAGTTCTTAAACGCCTTGACTGCTTTTCCAGTTGCTGCGTCGAATGTTCCAGTAACAGTGACACCAAGCTTTTCTTGAAGCGCCTTTACAGCATCGCCGGTTGCACCAACTGTGAGCGGCGCGCCTGGATACGCAGCAGCTTTTCCTGCCGCAGACGCAGCAGGTTTTGCTGCTGGTGCTGCAGCTGGAGCGCCAGCCGCTGGGGCTGTAACTCCGTTGGCGTCCATCCATGCTTTTACTGACGCAGGTGCATTGTCACCAGAGACGTAACGAAGGTGCCAAGGTTCTGATGGAACAACCTCCCACGAGAAACCAAATTCTTTTACGTTTGCAACCAACCAGTTGAGGCGCTTTGGCTCTGATGCTGAATGAACGTCAACAGCCAAGCCGAGGTTATGCTGACTCTTGCCCGGTGTGGCGAGCATCGCCATTCCCTTCTTGAGGTACCAGGTCTTGCCTTCAAATGTCTTGGTGCTCTGGCCAGGGATAGCTTCAAGTTGGTAGCGCTGTAAGAATCCAGCCTTTTGACTGTCGTAGCTGCGATATGTATCGCCGGCGCTAGTAGGCTTTAGTTCAACACCTTCAGCTTTTGCTTTTTCAACCATCGCGGTCCATGCGCAGGCTGCGATCCAATGCATCTTTCCACCGCCAGCAACTGGCCTAAGCAGGTTGGCAGGAAGTTTACCTGGCTCGATACCTTTAAGGTCTTTTGGAAGAACCACAGGGACAATGTAATCCCAAGCAAGCTTACTCATGATCTACTCCTTAAAGCGTGAATTTTCCGCTGCACCTATTGCAAACGAATTAGTCTTGCTTTAATCTTACTACAATTCGGAGGGGGATCATTATTGCAAAAAGGATGAATCCGAGTATGGCCCTAAGCATTGTAGACCTCGTGCATGTGCTGGATACTGGCGTCTGTATAGCGATGTGGCATGCCAAGAGGTAGAAATGGAGACGAGAAAACTGCTGTCTTAATGACGCCACCCACGCAATCTTTTGGTAGTTCTGTGCGAACAAGCACCCGCTTAAGCCAGCGATCTGTGCCGTCGTATCTTGGGGTAAATGGTTTACGACCGTGGATTGTTGTCTTGTTATTTATCACGAGCGCGTCGCCGGTGTTGAGTACAACCTCGCGTGTGCATAGTGGAATGACAGATGTAAGTTCGTCAAGTGCAGCCTGGGCGATATCATCTGTGCCGCGCATGACAGATGCGTCGTATTTAAGTTGTGGATTTGCAGTTGAGCCGGAGATGATCGACGTAAGAACTTCTTGATCTTCCTCGCCTTCTGTTCTAAAGCTAAGATCTACAGTTGTAATAAACCGAGGTTGACGAAGAATACTCTGCGCCTTTGTTGATAGATGCTCAATGATGTCGGTGATATCTGCATACGTCGTTGCAGCTGCCGGATCTCCGCGTACACAGTAGAGGATCAGATAGTCAGGTAGATACGGATGAAACGCCGTCTCTGTGTGAAGATACAACTCTGTCTTTGACGATGATGAGATCTGCTCATTTTCAGTTGACTTGATCGGGAACAGGTTCTGAACAAGACGACCGTTTTGTTCTTGCACATAACCGATTGGAGTTCCGTACTTACACGCAAGTGAGATGACAAGATCATCGATCTTTCGCGTCGTGGGTACATCTTTCTTAGCCGTAGGTGTTGCCGGGGCAACTATCTTTGGTTCAGTCGTGAACGAGCGAATGACGTGAGATGTGACCATATCGTGGGATTTACTATAATACTGTGAATCTTCCGCTGCAGGTATTGATGGAGTATGATAAGACAATGAGATCAGAGCCGTATCTAAGAGTAAGTGAACAGGTCAAGAAGGTTGTTAGGCCGTTACTTCATGGTGGAGATGAGTATCATCGTGGGCACGAGGCACGTCTAGCCCGCACGATTCAGTTGATCGTCGATCTGAATCCTAAGGGAAGACTGCTCGAGATAGGCACAACCGGCGTCATTCCATATGCGCTTAAGCAGCTACTGCCTGATCTTGAGGTCGTTGTTACACACTTTGACAAGTCACGACCAACAGACGCAAAGGTTCAGTGGACAGTCAACGGAGAAAAGTTCAAACTGCGCACTCTTGCGATAGATTTAGAAAATGAATCCATACCTGTTGATGATGGCTTTTTTGATGTTGTGCTCTGTGGCGAGGTCATTGAGCACATGGAGATTGATCCCATGTACATGCTCGGCGAGGTCAACCGCGTCACAAAAGATTCGGGAAAGCTTGTAGTAACCACGCCCAATGTTCTTAGCTCGCGTGGACTAAACAAGATCATCAACGGAATTGAGCCGTACTTCTACATGCAGTATCACAAGACCAGAGAGCTGCATCGCCATAACTACGAGTACACCGTTCCGTCACTTGCAGCAATGCTAAAGGCCGCTGGGTTTTTAGGGCGTATCTGGACAGAAGACTTATTTGAAGACGGGATAAGCAGCGCCGTTGACAAACTTCGTCTGGCGGGCGTAAACGTGACGAACGTCGGAGACAACATCTTGGCGGTTGTCGAGAAGACGGGACCTGTGAAAGATCGGCATCCAGTTGGATTCTACGTTTGAAGAACTTGGTGGACGAAACCAGTATCTTCGTCGACTTGTAGATCGAGAAAGTAAGCTGTGGTCTGCGTTCAATCCGTCGATCGCCGTTGATAACAAAGGCAACTACTCTGTTGCAATTCGTTCAAGTAACTACGTCATTCTTGAGCACGGTGAGTTGAGTGTTACGACCGGAGACAAGATCACCAATCATGTGTGGTTTGCTGACCTTGATGACGAGCTAAAGATCAAAGAAGAGTCATTACGCAAACTGAATTTTTCCGCGGCGGCTATTGATAAAGACATAAAAGTAGTCAGAGGAGTCGAAGACCCTAAGCTTATGTGGAGGGGAGGTTGGGTGTTCATGGGTGTGTTCCTGGAGAGGGACGTGCCCGTTGCGCGGAACTGTGTTTGCTACGTTGACAAGAACGCGATGAACGTTACAAAGGTAGAACTTATACCAGGGATTGAGACGCGCAGACCAGAAAAGAACTGGATGACGTGCGCAAAACAACCAACAAACTTTGACTACGTGTACGACGGAAACGGAGTTGTCATAGGCGATCGTGTGATTCACCGTCTGCGCGACAACAAACTTCTTAACAAGCTACGAGGTAACGGACAGTTGCTTGAATACAACAACGGAACGTACCTAGGGCTGATGCACTCTCTTGAGATAACTAAGCAGACAAAGTTTTCGCAGACCAGATTCGCAATGCTCAACCACGTCTTAAAACGATACTCGCATTACTTTGTTCGCTTTGATGAAGACGGGTGGATCATTGAGATCAGTAAGCCATTTTGCTTTCAAGGACCTGGGATTGAGTTTGCAAACGGGATAGTAGAACGAGGCGATGAGTACGTTATTTCGTATGGAAAAGAAGATATATCATCACATCTGGGGGTAATTAGCAAGAAAGTTGTTGGTCAATTGATGGAATCCGTCGACTGAGGTTTTAGAATGGCTACATGCCAGAAGGACACAGTATAAGACACCTAGCGACGGTTCACTCGTATGGGTTCCTAGGAACCACTGTTCAAGCCACCAGCCCACAAGGTAGGTTCGCCGAAGGCGCCGCGCTGATCAACAATCGAGTAATGACAGACGTGACGTGTAAAGGTAAGCACCTATTCTTTCACTTTGATGACGACATTGTTCATATCCACCTTGGGCTGTATGGTTGGTTTACAACACGAAAGAACAAGGGTCAGGCGATAAAAGACAGCGCGAGACTGCGAATCACGAATGACGAGTACATGTCAGATCTTGTTGGACCTACCGCATGTGAGATCTTTGATAAGCAAAAGTATATTGCAAAGATCAATAGTCTCGGCCCAGACCCGCTTTGGGACACTGCAGATCCAGAAGAAGCTTGGAATAAGATCACAAAGAGCAAGAAGACAGTAGGTCAGCTGCTGATGGATCAATCTGTCATTGCTGGTATTGGAAATGTCTATCGCGCAGAGCTTCTATTCCTCTCTAATCAGTCTCCATTTACTCCAGGTAAAGAACTACAACGTGACAAGTTTGATTCACTCTGGCGTGACTCAGTGCGTCTCCTGAAGGTTGGCGCAGAAGACGGTAAGATCAAGACTGTGACTGATGGTCACCTAACAGATGATGAGGTAAAACTTCATGGTTGTGCACAGACTAGTTATGTCTATAAGCGCACTGGGAGTCCTTGTCGTGTCTGTGCAGACGTTGTTCAAGCAGACGATATGGGCGGACGCACACTTTACTGGTGTCCGAGTTGTCAATCGTCTTAGCAAGTACTCAAGGACGTAGGCACATTGAGCGATCTAAAGTATCATACGCAGTCTGTACATAGTGACGGAGATCACGACAAGTTTGCACACTATGTAGAGAAGGAAGAGATCACAAAAGCATTTGTCGAAGGTACACCTGTTATTGCACTTTGTGGAAAGATCTGGGTGCCAACTCGAGATCCTGAAGGCTTTTCTGTCTGTCCAAAATGCAAGGAAATCTTCAGTCAATTATCTTAGTCTGACGCACGCCAAGTATAATTCTCTAATCGTTGTTTTCCTACAATTCACAAAAGAGGTCTTCCTGTGTCATCTATTTTTTCTTTCCGTATTAGCGATGAGTTTGTTGCAGGATATAGGGATAAGAAATCTCCGTTTGGATATGCTGATGCCGCTGGAAACTCTGTAGGAGAGATCACATTCCTTCGCACATACTCTCGTCTAAAAGAAGACGGGATGAAAGAAACATGGGTTGACGTGTGTGAGCGCGTGATCAACGGTATGTATTCGTTGCAGAAGGATCATTGCAAGTCAAGCCGTCTTCCGTGGAACGACGCCCGTGCGCAGGCAAGTGCAAAAGAAGCATTTGATCGTCTGTTCAACCTCAAGTGGACACCACCAGGACGTGGCCTTTGGGTTATGGGCACGCCACTTGTAAACGTCCAGCGCAACTCTGCAGCATTGCAAAACTGCGCGTTCGTGTCAACAGCAGAGATGACAAAGAACAATCCGTCACGTCCGTTTGCGTTTCTTATGGAGGCGTCGATGTTGGGTGTTGGCGTTGGCTTTGATGACAAAGGCGCTGACAAAGACTTCACGATCTATAAGCCAAAGATGAGTTTGGATCCTGCTGACACTGTTCGATACCAGATCCCAGATACACGTGAAGGCTGGGTTGAGTCTGTTGCGATGCAGATCAACTCGTACCTCAAGGCTGACCAGCCGTTCTGCGAGTTTGACTACTCGCTGATCCGCAAGGCCGGTGAACCGATCAAGATGTTTGGTGGAACAGCCGCCGGCCCAGAGCCACTGCAGAAGTTACACAAGCATATCTTTAACTTGTTTACCGGACGTGAAGGTCAGAAGCTTACCCGTAAAGATATTGCTGACATCGGCAACCTAATCGGTGTCTGCGTTGTCTCCGGAAACGTTCGCCGTTCAGCGGAGTTGTTGATCGGTCGAATTGACGACCAAGACTTCTTAAACTTGAAGAACGCTGAGATCTATCCAGAGCGTAACTCATACGATCCAACAAATCCAGGTTGGGGCTGGATGTCAAACAACTCGGTTGAGACATCTGTAGGTACTGACCTGTCACCGATCATTGACGGAATTGCGCGTAACGGAGAACCTGGAGTTATCTGGATGGACATGTCGCGCAAGTACGGACGTCTTGCTGATCCAGCAAACAACAAAGACTGGCGTGTTGCTGGATATAACCCATGTGCAGAACAGTCACTTGAGTCGTATGAATGCTGCACATTGGTTGAAACCTACCTAGGTCGACATGAAAGTCTGGAAGACTTTAAGCGTACGTTGAAGTTTGCGTATCTATACGCAAAGACCGTTACTCTGCTTCCTACGCACTGGGAAGAGACAAACGCAATCATGCAGCGTAACCGTCGCATCGGAACCTCGATGTCAGGTGTTGCTGACTTTGCAGACGTAAACGGAATGCCAAAGCTTCGCGAGTGGATGGACAGTGGATACGCAGTTATCCGCGAGTACGACAACATCTACTCTGAGTGGTTGGGCATTCGCGAGTCAATCAAGATGACAACCGTCAAGCCTTCTGGCACCGTGTCAATTCTTGCCGGCGAGTCGCCAGGAGTTCACTGGACACCAGGCGGTAAGTTCTTCAATCGCGCAATTCGATTCTCAAACGATGATCCGATGTTGCCGCTATTCAAGATGGCGAACTACCGCGTTGAGCCAGCGTCAGAGTCGCCAAAGACAACGTCCGTTGTGTTCTTTCCGATCAAGTCCAAGGCTGCTCGTGCAGAGCGTGACGTAACGATCTTTGAGAAGATGTCGCTCGCCGCGACAGCGCAACGCTACTGGTCTGATAACTCTGTATCCGTCACGATATCATTCAATGCTGAAACGGAGGCAGAGCATGTTGGAACGGTATTGCACATGTACGACGGGCAGCTTAAGACGGTGTCGTTCTTGCCGAGTGGCAACGAGACATATCCGCAGATGCCATATACTCAGATTACTGAAGAGGAGTATGTAACCGCCACGATGTCATTGTTCCCGATCGACTTCTCAGGAATCTATGCAGGTATGGCCGCTGATGCAATTGGCGAAGCTTATTGCACAACTGACGCCTGTGAGATCAAGTTTGTGAAGGATAATATAAAGAAGTGAACGATACCGCGGTTGTCCATCTGTCAAAGGCGAGTTCGGGTCTTAGTTTTTACTCGACCGCCTGTGGGTTGACGGACGATTCACTTTGGGTGTCAATCGGCAGACAACATGTTACATGTGAAGAATGTCTAAAAGCAACCGAGAAATAGAAAAACTTCTTAACTTCAACGGTGTCTATGACACGTATGAGACAATTGATGATCCTAACGGGACCATTCATGTGTTCAATAACGTCATTCTTGGAAACCGCAAGAGCGAGAACATCGTATGTCTAAACGGCACATACTCTGTGTTTACATGCGTTGCTCACTACTTTCATTTTCTTAAAGAGTACTTTGCATTTCATCTGTACTACAAGAACAACTATGATCCTGGTCTAAAGTATCTGTGGATGGATCACTCAGGATTCCACTATCCGTCATATCAGAACATGCTGCCGGTGTGCGACTTTGTCTTTGATGGAATGGACATCTCCGAGGGGGTTAGGTTTCCAGACACTGAGATGGGAAATACCGCGTACCTGATTGAAAAATTGGTTGTCATGTTTGACAGCCAAAAATATATTGTGACCACAAATGTAAAGCAAAGTGACTACAATGGCACGCCGGGGCTGAACAAGGAGCTTCGAGAGTTTTACATGAAATACGCTGTCAAAGACGAGTCACTGCCAAAGAAGATCTTCTTGACACGAAAGATAGTAAGTCAGGAACTGCCTAACCACCCTGGTAACACAGAGGCGCAATACTCTTGGAAGCGCGACCAGCTGAGGTTACGATACAACCCTCCTTGGTTGGAAGACGCAATCGAACAGTTCTTCATTGATGAGGGATATGAGCTTGTTCAACTGTCAGGTATGACAATTCCAGAACAGGTAAACTTTTTCTATAATGCGTCTCACGTCGCCGGTCTGCTTGGCACCGCCTTTTACAACGGGATCTTCTCAAGACAGTGGACAAAGTTTACCGCGGTCAGGGTAACTCCAAGCTACTGGTATGACTTTGAAGGCGACATCCAAAGTGTTGTAAATGTAAAGTTTGACTACGCAAATGTCTACGAGCACGTAGATACAGAGCAGGTACGTGAATTCCTTACCCAGACTCTAAAAAGTAGAGGTAGAACGATATAGATAAGATTATGCTATGGAACAGCTCAAGCATATCATCTTGCGTATCATTGCAACATTCGCGGCATCGGGTCTTGGTGTCATTGGTGCCGGCGCAATCGCCGGTGTTCCGATGCTAACAGCGATCTTCATGGCCGGTATCGGTGGAGTCGCCTCTGTCATTGAAGGACTGTCTCGTGCGTATCTTGACGATGGCAAGCTCTCTAAAGATGAGATTGATGCCGTATTCACCAAGGCAAAAGAAAAAGCTCGTCCAGACGCTGAGTAGTGGTTCGATTCTTTAAGTTCGCAAGTATAATCTCACTTGTAGTTTTACTCGTGAGAAACCGAAAGGTCAGGCGTATTTTGGCAGAAGTTCTTGAAGATGTTAGAGATCTATCGCTTGGTCTAAAAGTAATTGATGATTCTCTGTATCAACTTGCCTCAAAGAACATTGTGTCCGCCGCTGAGATCTCTGACGTGCTCTTGGATGTACGCCAAATTATTTTGCTAAATATGCCGACTGAGTAATGTACAAGCGCTGAATAGCGCGATACATTCAACCCTCATGGCATCAGACATCTCATGGTTTAAAGACGCAATATGTAAAGGTTCTTCGTATCCATTCTTTGGGCATCATGCGGAAAAACCGCAGGCGATGGCTAAGCGTGAGCGAGAGGCAAAGAAGATCTGCGATAAGTGCCCTGTCATGCACGCGTGTAAACAATACGCGCGTGAAAATCAAGAACATGGGTTCTGGGGTGGTGAAAGCGAAGAAGAGCGCTTTAGGGCTGGATTCTTGTATGATCCAACAATCGCCCGTCGCTACCGCGCAATGGACATGCGCAAGCGTGAGCGTGAGCTACGCGAGGAGAAAAAACAGCAAGCTTAGTCTTGTCGTTTTCTATTTAGCCAGATATCAATAAGTGGTTCAAAGATCCACTTTCCAGCCAGCATTCCGGCAATTGCCGCAAGTAGTACTGTGTTCATTTCTTCATCCTTTCGCGAACTTTATCGTATAAACCACTTTGAACATCGTCATACACCGCTGCCGCGTACTCAATTTTGCCTAAGTCAATTGCAAGCATTTCTGCTGTCTGCTTCCAGTCAGCAGCCTCTTTACGCAGGAATTCAATCTCTTTGATCGCTTCTTCAGCGTTATCCCAAGACAAGAATGTCCTCAGCCTCGTGGTGATGTCGTTGCTATTAGATTTGGGCATCAACATACGCAGCGTTTTCTGGGCACAAGAATGTTACGGATGACCCAATCACAGCTGCAAAAAATTCATCATCGTAGAGACCGCTTGAGTAGTCAGAAAAAATGTCAACTACTTCAGCCAGAGTATTTCCTGCGCTGAATGACTCGCATACCGCGCTTCCAAGTTCAAATAAGTCAGCCTCTTCCCAAGCGCGAGACTGCGCCGAATTGTCATACATTGACTTTAAAAATAAGTCGTACTTATTTTCTTCTACAGCTGGCACAGTTGTTGGTGGGGTGGTGACAAGAACTTCTCTAATTGTTTCTTTACCGCAGCCTGAGAGAATAGCAAGCGATGCGACACCTATTAGTATTTTTGACTTCATTTGCTATCCTTTGTCTTTGCTCTGTGATCTGCCCAGCGCTTTTCTCTTGCGCCGCTTATTGTAGCATTGTTTCTAACACGGTCGCACATCTTCTCGTGTTCTGTTTTGACACGGTGTAGTCCGATATGGCCAAGAGCATTAACACCCTCTTGGGTGATCTTATAGCGTGCCTTTGATAGTCTGCCTGTCTGCTCAAGATAACCATGCTTGACAAGACTGCCGAAGCTTTTGCCGATGTCATCGAGTAATTTTCTGTTATGCTGTTGAAACAGGCGGTAGTCATCTGCACTAAACCAGGTCTTCTTTGTTCTTGCGTAGCAGAGAACAACGTATGTTCTACTCTCGTATCTAACGTTTTGTGCGTGTGTTGTCATTCTGTCTCCTTGCAGCTTTCTACCTGATTACGTAGTTCTTTGATGTCTGGACGGATCCACCACATCGCAAAGCTGTATCCGATCTTTATTCCAATTACAACTGCTAGAGCGTGTAGCATTAGCTCATACCTACTTCCCGATTCAAGTGACGTTGAACGCCATAGTACAACGGGAACGAGTTAGAGATTCCAATGCCTTTTGCGATTGCAGCGAGAGATATTCCGTTGTCAAAGTACTCCTCAGCAAGCTGCGCGTGGTAAACACGCGAGCCTTTACACTTTGCGACGGCCACGCGTTTTACTGCGGCCTCAACCTCTTCAGGTGTTGCCTTTGACTTTGTGCGACCGTTTGTTATCGACGGTGTGTTTGCCATTGTCACCCGGCGTCTGATCCCGGAGTATGCGACACCTAGTTCACCTGCGAGCTCGACAAGATCTCCGCCGTTATCGCGGTACTCTTTAAGAAGTCTTGTGTACTCACGACTTGCGTCATGGGCCGGTGACCTTGAGTCTTTTGCGCCGTATGCACGTTTTGCCTGTTCAAGTATCGGTCGTATCTTTTGAAGATACTCCTGCTTCATTTCATCTTTTGTCATTTGTTTCCTTTTCTTTGTGTCCTTCGGCAACTATTATATCTACGAAATAATAGAAATCTGTGAATGATAGGACCGATCTTTTTCGAAGATACTGAGCAAATCCGTATACTTTTTTGAGATATAGGTAGATAATAGACCTATGCTTATCTTTTTACTTTTCATTGTTATCACCGGAACCGCGGTTACGCGCCTTGTCAATAAGGCTGTCGACGAGTATTCATACTACGGAGACTCTAGTCGTGATTGGAAACACGTCGACTTGTTCTACTACCAAGCCAGTATGCTTGAGAAGCAGTCGAAGTAACTAGCGCTTTCTCTGCCATCGGGGTATAACCCCAGGCACATAGTAAGTTTTGGCGTAGTCGAACAAGATTCCGTTCTTTTCGACGTTTTCTCTAAACTTCTTCATGTACGTGTCGTACCACTCACGGTCGATCAGACCGTACTCGTTTAGCTTTGCGCGACCGTGGGTCTCGCCAATCGGATCTCCAGAACCAATCGCCACTACAGACTCTTTGTCTTTATCTTGTCGGGAACCCAGCGCATCTGATATGAACGCCGCCTGAGATTGGCCTCTAGCCTTCTCGTTCGCTCTGGTTCTGGCAAAAGGTTATACGCCTCAATCCGCTTGCGATTCTTTCTCTCGCGCTCGTATTCCTTACGCTTTTGTGGATCTTTCAAAGGCATGATGTCATTGTACCTGCTCGAAGAGCATCTTGATCTTCGGTGTGGTAAAGAATAATGTACAGTAGATCCGCTCTCCTCGCGTAACCTCTGTGACCCGATGAAGATATTGATGTCCACTCGGGAACATCACAAGCTGACCTACCCTTGGTTTTATCGACAGGTTGTAGTCGGGAAACTCAAGATGACCTCCGTCAAAGTCTTCCGTTAGATACAGCAGCGCCGTAACTTCATTTAGTCCCGGGGTGATCTCGTTGTCGTATGTCGTGAAGTTCTTACTTAGATCTATGAACATGCTTTTTACATATTCAGAGTCAGAGTGGAGATGCAGGTAACCTTCTCCAGGTTCAGGGATCTGGCGTGGCGGAAGCGCACGGATCTTTGGTCGTTCAGCGAAGATAAGTGTTCTACCGTATGTTGCCGATGCAAGTTCAAGCGCGCTGTTAGCGTGGAAGACAAGTTCTTTAAGTCGGTCAGCATCTTCGTATTTTCGAGGATAACCTGCATATTCGTTTGTCTCGACACACGTGGTTGTTGCAAAGTCAACTATTAGTTTGCAATCATTGACATCTACAAAATCATCAACGATATGAATGTTCTTTTTATAGACCTCGTTGTATGGGTAGATGTGACCGCGATCGTCTTCGTAGATCATGATCTACTTAGCCTTAGGTCGTTGAATGTTGAGTGTTCAAAGAGCATCTTCGTCTTTGGCTCTACGAGAAACGTGCTGAAGTACCAGCGGGTTCCTCCTGTTACGGGGGTGACGTAGTGGCTATATTGATGACCGCTCGGGAACATAAGCATGTCGCCTGCCTTGGGCTTTATCCTAAGATCATATTGTGGGAACACAAGCTCTCCGCCCTCAAACTCACTATTTATATAGACAAGGATCGTTGTATCAAATAGCAGTGGAATGCTTAATGGCTTATGTTGTAACCAGTTTACGCCCATGTCTACCTTGTTATCTACCTCAACCTCTGAGTCACAATGATAGAGGTAGAAGCTGGTATCGATCTCAGGACCGTTTGTAGACGTGAGTATGCGAAATGTTGGCGTGTCATACACGTCTAACGTGCGTCCATATCTTGCACGTGCAAGAACCGCGGCCTTCTCGGAGTAGATATCCAAGGCCTCATGATGTGTCGTCTGCGCAAAGATCTTTGTGAACCAGGGTGGTTTATTCTGATCATAGCCGCCGATGAACAGATGCTCATATTGTTTGCAGTGTTCAACAAGCGTCTTGCATTCTTCATCTGAGATGAAGTGTTCATCAAGATAGATGTGCTTTCGGTATTCAGATGATAGATCTCCGGTTACACCGGTATCTTTCTCATGTATGAATAGGTCGTCCGCCACGGGACGATACTACTATTTTTATTTTGACGAGCTCGTATTCGGTGCCACTGTTGTTGGTACTGGGGCGGCCACAGGTGCCTGGATTGGGGAGGTCACAGGCAGCTGTGGCGCCGCCGTCGTAGGTGCGACAGCTACGTCTACCTGGGTAGATGCTGCCGGTTCGCCCTGCGATTTTTTAGTCTTGTTCTGTGATACCGGAGTTGCTGCAGCTGGGAGAGTTGGTGCAACCACGGGAGTCGTTGCAACAAGTGCCTGGGCAGCCAGTGATGTCTGTACCTGCTCGAGCATCGCATCAATCTGCTTTGCCTGCGCGCTATATGTAAAGTATGTAGATATCCCAAGGGTCGCTGACACAGCAATACCCGTTGAAACGATCTTTGCTCCTAGAGCTACCGGTTCTTTTTTAGTCATCTTCGTCTTCGTCTCTTTCTCTTGTAGTTGTTCTTGGTTCGGTTGTTACGACTGGCTGCAGCTCAGTTGTGGTTGTTGTCAATGAACTTGAAGTTGCAGCTCCGCGTACTGATTGATTTGCTTTTTGTTTCTTTTTCTGTGTAGGTACAACCGTTGGTATAACCGTTGTTTCTACAGGGGCAGTTACGTCAACTGGATACGTTGCTGGAACAAGACTGCTAATATGTTCTATATCAAGTCTGTTCATCAGACTTATGTTGAACGCAATACCTACACCAACAAATGATGTTGCAATCGCAATTGCATGTGACGTTTTCATGCTCATATACTAAGTAACCATACCTAGTACAGTTGCTTAGTATGTCAAATTCTAATACAAAGTTTGTATAAACTTACTTTTGGTTTGCAGCGCGGCGTTGCTTGAGCAGTTCAAAGTCTTTTACTTTTGTGTCGCCCATGTACGCCCACGCGTAACCGCCAGCGATTAGAGCTTCATTGACAGAAGTCTCTGCACCATCGAGATAAAGCCATCCAAGGATTCGACCGTACTTTTCCGAGCTGTCCATTTTTTCTGTCTTAATGACGATTGACTTTGCATTTTCGATGTCATGCTTGAGTTTTGCCTTTACCTCAAGACCAAGAACTTTTTCTGCTTTGTCTGTTGTACGAGACTCGGGGGTGTCGATACCAGCAAGACGTACACGTGAAGAGAACGAGATGTCAAACCCAAGATCAATATCAACGTCAATCGTGTCACCGTCAACAATCTTAGTGACTTTCTTTACGTGATACTCGTACATGATTACGCGCTTTCTTCGTCGTCAGGAACACCGTTGCCGTTTTTGTCTTCGTTATTCCGACCTGTTGAGATCATAAGACCGGCGAGTGTTCCAGTGATGAACGTCGCCACTGATGACAAGACACCAAAGAACATCTTGTCGTTTTCTGCCTGCGCACCGACTGGCTGTGTAACGAACACAAGTGCGTAAAGAATAAAGAATGTCGTGATGATGAGTACAAAGCCAAGCATGCAGCCGACTACGAACTTAAGACGTGCATCAAGTTCTTGTGGTGTAAGACGCTTTTTCATGGCGCTACTGTCTCCTCTGTTGGAATTAGTTCTTCTAACTCTGGGTTTACTAAACTTTCCAAAGTTGGATTGAATCCGAGCAAGTCTTCTGTACAAGCCCCACTTACCTTGCATACCGGCGGATTGCATTCTTCATTCTCCCAATTCTCTGGATCTTGACATGGATAACGGTAGCCACCGTCATAGCCGCAGGCTGAAACAGCAATCAGCATGAATGGAAGCACTTTAATAATTTTCATCATAGCATGCACCCGTGAGCAAGAAGAGTTAGGTTGCACTCGCAACTGTCTGAGCATTCAGTTTCACACTGGCAATAAAGGCAGTTGCACTCGGACTTTTCGTGTGGGCTTTCGATTCTCATTTGATTACTCCGAGTCGTTTTCAAGCATGACTTTTGTGTAATGAACTGCAAGCGCAGCGCCAGTTGCAATCAAGGCGATTGTTTGAGTCCTACCTGAGAGGGTTACAAACACAATTACGCTGCTTGCGAGTGTAAACGAGAGCGCAGCAGTTTCGCTTGCAAACTTCTTAAAGAAGCCTGTCCAGTTGATTTTTCTTTTCATTTCTAGTCCTCCAGGTACTTGAAAATACTATTACGTGTAAACTTCTTCTTATCTTCGTTTTCTTCAGGTCCAGCAAGCTCACCGCCACCTTCTTCACCTTCTTCTTCTGGTTTCTTGCCGGTTCCGTTATTGCTTCCGTCTCCGCCTGACGAGCCGCCGGACGAGCCGCTTGAGCCTCCGCCTGTTGTTCCGCCTGCTGCACCGGCCGCTGCCGCTGCTGTTGCAAGTGTTGCTGTTGCGGCGATAAGCGTGCGACGTTCGCCTACTGGGATCTCAGATCCTGTTGGTACATATTCATCGAATCCATCGCCATAAACGTCGATCTCTTCTTCAAATGCTTCCTTAACCTCTGTCGGTGCATCTTGCACAGCTGCTGTGATGTCTGACTTTGCTTCTTCTGTGAGCGCGCCAGCATCAACGGTTGCAAAGATCTCAGTTGCTTGATCAGCGGTAACGCTTTCAAGAACGGCCGCGCTTGTCGCAAGTGCAACGGCCGCTTCTTCACTGATCTCTTCTTCAAGAATTGCGTCAACGATCTCTGAAACTTGCTCTTCAGTAAGTGCTCCAGAGTCAAGAACGTCGAGAACCTCAGTGGTTACTTCGCCGGGAACAACTGTCTCGATGACCGCATCAACAATTTGGGCGACCTGTTCTTCACTGAGATCACCTGAGCTGAGGACTGAAACTAGTTCTTCTGTAATCCCGGTTGAAGCGATGTCTTCAACAATCGCAGTTACTTCTTCTTCTGATACGACGTTCTCTTCTTGCGGGACTTCGGTGTCTGGCGTTGGTTCAGGTACCGTTGTGTCTGGTTCTGAGGTCGCGGTCGTAGAATCATCTGATGGAATTATTTCAGGCTCTGCGGCTGGTGTTGTCTCTTCTGTGGTTGTTTCTTCGGGCAGCGGGACCTCTGTGGTTGTTGTGGTCTCTTCTGGGAGTGTGGTCTCTGGCTCAGGCGCTATGGGGACGACTACAGGTGCTTGCGTGGTGGTTGTTGTCGGTACCGTTGATGACGTTGTTGTTGTCGTGGTCGTGGTCGTCGAAGGTTCTGGAACTGTTGTCGTTGTCGTAGTTGTAGTAGTTGTAGTTGTAGTTGTAGTTGTTGTAGGCGTGACAGGTGTTGCGCTTACCGTGTAGGTCTCGGTCGTCGACGAGTAGATCTGGAGCGTGTCGTTATCTGCGCGGACCCTAAACTGATACGCCGTGTCGTTTGTCAGGTTGTACACGGTTGCTGACGTCGTGGTTGCGGCGATCGCGTATGACGTCACCCAGTTGTCATCACTAAAGAAGATCGCGTAGCGTTCTGGGTTCGCATACCCATCGCCACTTACCGGCGGATCCCAAGCGAGCCAGACACTTCCGTCCTGCGGAACAGCGCGAAGATTTGTTGGAGTCGCCATAACCAGCGGTGGCAGAGTTGTCGTTGTTGGCGGAACCGTGGTTGTTGTCGGTGGAGTTGTTGTGGTTGTTGTTGTGGTTGTTGTTGTGGTTGTCTCAGGTGGATTCGACGGAGCGATGTTTACGTCGACCGTGTATGAAGTTCCATACCAGCGGTTGGGATCTCCGCAGCAAACACCGGTACGAAGACGATAGGTTCCGGCGGGCAGATCCATCGATATATACGAGTCAAGTCCAAACTGTGAGTCATCGTTTGCTGCGAGTACCTGGTTGTTTGAGTCGTACAGCCACAGCATCGAGTCGATCCCGTACTGCTGGGCAAACGTGCGAACCGTAAACAGCTGAGGCTGTGTAAGTTCGAAGAAGTAGTCTTGAGCGCCGGTTGTGGTGAAGCTGTCAGCGTTTGCCGTAGAGCTTGGGCCAACCAGCGCGATGAGCATCGCCGGTAGTAGAACCCACCAACCTCGAGTAAGTCGTGTTCTTTTGTTGACGCCCTTTAGCCACCCGTCCCCACGGGTCGCTCTTACGGTCACCTCAGTCGTTATCTCCGTCTAGGTCTGCTGGTTCGGGTGTATGTTGCCAGGCGATTCCTCGGGCCTCCTCGGTCACGTATACCGCGACGTCAATGAGGTTCTCCACCGCTATGAGTAGATCTCCGCGATGCTCGATGTTTTCTGGGTCCTCAAGCTCGTCGGCGATCGAGTGCAATGTATGCGTGCATGCAAGTATGCGTCGGATCGCTCGCTCGTGCTGAGACTCTTCAATGAACTGAATCACGTGATGAATCTTACAATGCTTTTTGGGCCGTGATAGTTACAGACATAAAGTACTATTCGGGGATTTGGGGGACGAGTAGTACTTTATGAACAGGGGGTCGGGCGTGATTTTCTGCGCGTCACTATGCGAGAGATGAAGAAGAAAGAGAGGAAGAAGTTAGGTTAGGGCTAGGTTTGTACTAAGTCGTTTTGCATTTGCGTGCATGCATTTTTGCTTAGTACCTATAAATATATAAATACATAAATAAGAAGTACTAACTTATTTTTGTATACGCGTATACGTGTACACTGGGTACTAACGAAAAGAAAAGTTGGTATTTCTAATTTGTGTCTTCTGTTTCTTACTTTTATGGCAGAACGTGGTACCATGTACAAGGACGAAAAAATATGTACAAGACCATGTACAAGACTGGAGAAAATACATGAGTGACGAGGCAAGAAAAGCACTGGAAATGATGGGTCTTTCGGTCGATGAAATGCTCGAGGAAGATGTCATAAAACGTCCGAAGTACACAGATTCTCGAATCTGCCTGTGTGGTCACGCGGTTGCGCGTCATACAGCGACCAACGGATTTGTCTACTGTAAGCCTTCGAAGATGGAATGTCCATGCAAGAACGTGAGACCGGTTCTCGAGACGGATGATACCCGGAAGTTTCTTCGAAAGACAGAAGGCGGTGGAAAGCTCCACGCTCTGTCTCTGGGTATGCTCCAGATCCTTCGGTTGGGTAAGTCAGTCAAGTGGATAGTAGATCTCAAGTGTGATCGTTGCGGAAGCGAAGATGACCAGGTTGTTCCTGTGCCAGTGACGCAGACGGGTCGACCTACTAACTACGCGACGGGTTACGATGCATTGCTATGTCGAGCATGTCGAACGGAGATCTAATGTCATCGAACTTGGACATAATCAAAGTCGGCGTAAGTCTGCTCGTTGTGATTACTCTCATGTTCTTCATCGGGAGTTAGTAGATCCGCCCTTGTAGCTCAGTGGTAGAGCAACCGCCTTGTAAGCGGTAGGTCGTCAGTTCAATCCTGACCGAGGGCTCGATAAGTAGATTCATCTTGCACTTGGATCTACTGTCAGAAAATTGCGTCTGATCGTGTCTGAGATCCTTCCCGCTTCATGGGTCGAGATCATTGTCGGTGCTGAGCAAGACGGTTAGCCGAATAGGCCACGATCGGCGCAATTTTCACTTTCCCAGAAGCATTTTTATTTTGCCCTGGCTCGGCCCTGAAATCCTTTGTTTCTAAAAGAGATCCCGCCCAAGCCCCAAACTATGCTGAAAATTCTTTCAAACACACCCCTCGGGCTTTGGTTTTAGATTGATCCCTGGACGTAGTAGTCCAGAAAGCAAAGGTTCACCAAATGAACATAAGCCCAAAAATCCAAGCAATGGCCGCATCCTGGGCCCGATCATTCATCGGCGCAGGACTTGCAGTGTACATGACGGGTAACACAAACCCAAGTGACATTGTCAAGGCCGGTGTTGCCGCCGTACTCCCTGTGTTGCTCCGTTGGGTAAACTCCAATGACGCAGCATTTGGCCGCGGCTCAAAGTAAGTACACCCAACAGAGGAGAGAAATGAGTACATCAGCTAAGAAGCCAGCAGCTAAGAAGGCGCCTGCAAAGAAGAAAGCAGCTCCAGCTAAGAAAGCAGCTTCACCGAAGAAAGTAGCTCCAGCAACAGCTCGTCCAGAAGAACTGGCGAAAGGAACCTTTGCGACTTCAGCACCGGCTCCCGCGCCAGTGGCGAGTTCCTGGACGTCCGCGCCCACCAAGAAGAAGTCACTATTGAAGAGACTCTTCGGCGGTAAGTAAGCTACAAACCGTTAAGCTCCGTCCGAGTTCGCCCTCTCCCCGTCGGACGGGGCTTAACACCAACCTCTACCTAGGAACACATGTCAGACCTTGTCTTTGATCCAGAATCTACTCCCGAACGTCCAGAACTTCAGGTTGACTCTCCGATCAACATCCGCCCAGATCTAACGGCTCTCGGCATTGAAGAGGTTGAGAAGGGCATCTGCCAGGACACCTACGAGAACCGGGCGATCCTACGTGGGAACAAGATGGGCTGGGACCCGGTCTACGCCTCGAACGGCGTTCCGACCGGTCTCATCCAGGCTCGTTCAAACGAGATGGCCAAGGCTCGACGGGTCATGTCTCTCACGGAGAAGAAGCCCATCCTCGTCGACCCGGACCACATCAACTCCGACTACCTGACGGGTCTTGACCTGATGGCCGAGTCGGCGGCCGACTACCTCGTTCCACCCTGGGTCATCGGCGCCACGCGCAACTGGATCAAGGAGCAGAACGAGGGCGGCCTTCCCGCCGGCAGCAGAAAGAAACCAGCCGCGATGCCTCATCGCTGTAGGCACGTCAAGGAAGACGGGATCCGCTGTATGCTCTGGTCCTCCGGTCGCGCGGCGGACGACGGACTCTGCCGGATCCACCTCGGGTCCGTCTCACGTAAGCCCGGAGAAGATGTCGAACGTGCACGTGCAAAGCTGACGCAGGCGGCGCCGTACGCCGTCGATGTTCTCGAAGATCTGATGGAGAACGCGCAGTCCGAGCCGGTCAAGCTCAAGGCCTCAACCGAGATCCTCGACCGCGCGGGAGTCCGCGGCGGTGTAGAGTTCGATGCACGTATCGAGGTGTCGGACGGACGTCCGCCGGCTCAGATCGTGGCCGAGCGCCTCCAGCGCCTGGCGACGGGTGCGATTGAGGTTGCGGCGCGACTCGCCGAGGCCGGTGTTCAGGTAGATAACAACGACGCTCAGAGTGACATTCAAGACGCTGAGATCGTTGAGGAATAGGTTGTCCAAAGAAAACTTGACAGAAGATGTTCGAACGCTGCTGGATCTTTTACTTTCAGATGTCGAGGCCGCGAAGACGAGAGAAGAGCACATCCGGATCACGGCGCGTGCAAACCTCGCCGAGACGATCCTCAGTAAGTTACTCACGGGTAACTTATAAAACTAAAGAAAATATAATCCTCTCATGATGCTGACGGGCGAGTGTGACAACTGCGGAGGAGACCTCCAGATCTTCAGCTTCAAGAACGAGCCGCTCGAGGACGTGACCGTCTCAGGTTACATCCAGGTCGAGTCCGGCTGGTGTCTTAACTTCACCGGCGGCTACGGCGAGTTCACGGACGAGGCGCTCGACGCCGCACCTACCTTCGCCTTTGTCGCGCTCTGCCACGACTGCGCGCTGGCCGTCGCCCGGGCGCTGCCCGGCGTCTTCAGGCCACAGAGCATGTTTCACTCGATGTCAGCGACGGAGCTGGACCGCACAGACGGCAGGTCCTGCTGTGAGTTCGCCTGGAACACGAACGGTGACGGCTGCCTATACGTCGGCGATAAAGACGGCGGCTGGACCGCAAAGATCGACCCGGCCGGTAATATGATCTCATGACGGCTGAACATTTCATCGAGACGGCACGTCGGTATCTCGGCTACCGGACGTTACCTGGCGGACGGGACGACTTCTCGGCAAAGACGGGTTACAACGGGACGGGTGTTCCGTGGTCCGGATCTTTTATCGACTGTGTGGCCCGCGAGGCTGGGCTCAACATCCCGGCCTGTGTGTACAGCCCAAACGCGATAACGGAGTTCGCGTCCGACCGACGGTTCAAGTTTAAGCCTAGGCCTGGGGATATCGTCTTCTTCTCATTTTCAATGACGGGCCCGTTTGGGATGCCCCACGTCGGGATCGTGACGGATGTCAGTAGCTGGAAGGCCGACGGTACATTTATCTCGATCGAGGCCGGAATCTCTTCAGGCCTGCCCAAGGCCTCAAAAGATAATGACGGTGTATTCGAGAGAACGCGCTGGAGATATCAGGTCATCGGGTTCGGAAGGCCGAATTTTAAAGCCAGGCCTGTAAGGGGCGCAAAAAATACAGACGGGCTGCCACTTGTGCTTGGGTCACAGGTACGTCCCGGAAAGAAGCACCCGACAATCGAGCACGTGCAACGCGCGCTGATCGTTCACTACGACCTGAAGAATCACGAGTTCTGCCGGTTCGACGAGCGAACACAGCAGGCGTATGCTCGATTTCAACGACGTATCGGTCTCGTTGGATCCGACGCCGATGGAGTTCCGAACGAGTCAACACTTGCTCGACTCGGACGGGAGACTGGTTCGTTTTCACTGAAGATGCAAAACTAAAGAATATAAGATACTTCACGTTGATCACGCGTTTTGGGAAAACCCAAGATATAATGATCATATCAACATCAAGACAAAAGGACTGATTATGTCAAAGACCATACCGAAATACCTACAGAAGTCACTCGAGACGAGAATGGCCAAGGGTCAACAGACCCGTGACTCCATCGTGTCAATCGTCAAGGACAGTGATCAACCACTGACCATTAACGAGATCACGGTCCTCATGACAAAGTCACTCGGACGAAAGTTCGCCCGCGAATACGTCGCGGCCGTTCTCGCCGAGCTGGCGCAAGAGGGCAAGATCAGCGCACGTATCGAGACCGACGCCGAGCGTCAGTTCCGTGTCCGCAGCAACGGTCGTCCACAGGGGCGTAACTCGGTGCTGTACGCATCGAGAATCAACATTCCACGAACCCGTGCGAAGATCGTCGACGTGCCGGACTCGGTCAAGAGCCACCCTTACCACAAGTCAAAGAAGAAGAAGTCAGGCAAGGTCAAGGCCAGCGTTGTTCAGACGGCTGCCGTAAGCCCATCGCTGTACTCGCAGATCGAGCAAACCATCAAGCCGCTGTTCGATCGAATCGAAGCGCTAGAGACAAAGCTCGCGAAGATTCACGAGATCAGCAAGCCGTAAACCCCTGATAGACGGGCACACTTGCGATAGTGTGCTCGTCTATGAAACACGATCTATCTGTGTACGTCGTCGAGACAATCGAAGACGCGATTGAGCTCGGGTACGAAGACATCTACGATTTCACGATCGACGGTGACGAATGCTCGAACTGTGGAATGGTCATCGGAGTTCTCTCCGAACTTGATCAGATTCTTCCGTGCGTGATCATCACAGGAATCAATGACGTTGGCTGGCCGGTCTGTATCGACTGTGCCTCGCCACTTTTATATCCAGCAGAGTGGGCGGCTGAGATCTAAAACTAAAGAATATAAGATGAGCTCACACAACCTACCGAAAGGACAACGTAATGACAACCCAACTTCCTACGTCCGGCTTCGCCGTGTATCTGGAGTTCTATAAGCCAGGTCAGAGTTCAACAACTCAGATCTTGTTTATGCCTGAAGGCCTAGCATCATCTCACCAGATCTTGCCGCTCTCAATGTATCGACGTCGCATCAACAACATCACGCCACGTAAGACCTGGCGCCTTGTTGCCAACGCGGTGACAGTCGCGAATGCTCGTGCAGCGGTAACAACGACAGCCGCGGCGATCGAGAAGATCCTGCAGTTCTCTGATCCACTGTTCGTGAGTCTCGAGTCCAATGGCTGGAAGCTTCGCAAGGCTCCAATCGTTGTCGAGGTTACACCTGAAGACCTCGAGTGTGTACGTCTTTCAAAGACACCATACAAGGTCTTTGGTCGAATCTGGAAAGTTCGCAAGCAACTTGGGTTCCCGAAAGAATTCATCGTTCCAGAGGCAATCTAAAGATTGTAATATCTACACAACAACCTACGTAAAGGACACAACACAATGACAGCAGCAACAACCTACGAAAAGCTGAGCCCCGGTCTGGCGAGTATTCTCGCCGGCGTCGCGGCCCAGACATTTGATGCAGAGGCCAAAGGGACTCTGGATCGACTAATCACTCCAGGTGGCCGAGCAACAGCTCGTTCATCTGCTCCAAAGAAGAAGCCAGCTATGACATCAACAGATGCGATGATCGCGGACGAGAAGTTCATGCGTCCAAATGGCGAGGCCTACTACACACGCAAGTGGGGTGAGCATGACGACGTCATGGTCCTTCGCAAGGCGCGCGCAATGAACAGCTACATCCTGCTCTATGGCGCTCCAGGTTGCGGCAAGACTGCACTCGTTGAGGCAGCCTTCTGCGATCAGCCCGGTGGAATGCACACTGTCCTCGGCTCAGGCGACACTGAAGTTGCTGACCTTGTTGGCGGTTATGTGCAGACACCAAGCGGTGGCTTCCTTTGGGAAGATGGTCCACTGCTCAAGGCGGCGGAATCAGGTGGCGCATTACTCATCGACGAGATTGGTCTTATCGACCCTAAGGTCTTGTCGATTGTGTATGGCTTGATGGATGGTCGACGTGAGTATTCCGTCACAGCCAATCCTGAGCGCGGCACAGTGAAGGCCAAGGATGGCTTCTATGTCATCGCAGCAACGAACCCGAATGCACCAGGCGTACGTCTCTCCGAGGCCCTCCTGTCACGCTTCACAGTTCAGGCAGAGATGACAACAGATTGGAATCTTGCGCGCAAGCTTGGCGCACCAACTCCGATCGTCACTGCGGCTCAGAACCTGAGCAAGAAGCAGCAGTCGAACGAAGTGTCTTGGGCTCCGCAGATGCGCGAGCTCCTCGCCTTCCGCGATCTGTCCAAGGAGTTCGGTACCAAGTTCGCAATTGCGAACCTGCTCGCCGCTTCTCCCGAGATCGATCGACCAGTGGTTGCGGACGTCTTCACCCGAGTCTTCGGCGAAGAGTGTCGACCAGCCAAGATCTAACGATCTTCCCGGGGCAGCCCTAGTAGGTTGGGGCTGCCCTGTGGAAACTAAAGAATGTAAAATGAACCTATACCCATACGAAAGGACAAGAACACATGGGACATATTGATTACAAACGAACTTCAAAGGCAGAGGCAACTGACCCCAAGTGGTTGATTGTTGGCTCGCAGATTGGCCAGATCACAAACATCTGGTCAGGACGCGCAGACATTATCGCCTACGTTGGCCCTGGTGCTGGTGGTCCAGCCCCGGCATGCTTCACCCCGGCAACAGCCGAGGTTGAGGTGAACGTCGACGTTGCATTTGGCGCCGGCTTCAACCCTGCGGACATTGGCGACCTACGCGAACGTTCCACACAGTTCGAGTGGCCTAAGGCAACTGGCGCGATCTTTCACGAAGCGCTGCACGCTCGCTACTCACAGTGGGACATTCTCAAGGCACAGAAAGATCTCAGTGCTGCTGAGTTCCGTGCGATGATTCTTCTCGAAGAGGGTCGCATCGAACGTCAGGGTCTCGAGATCTATCCTGAGAACGCCGGCTTCCTACGCGCCTGCATCTTGCAGATCGTGATGGCAGACATCGACGACGAGCCACTACCAGAGAATGGCGTGCGCGCGGCAGCAGCACTCGCAGCGCTCACACTTGCTCGAGTAGACGCCGGCTCAGTCGAAGAAGAAGACGTCACAGGTCTTCGCGCGGCAGTGCTCAAGCAACTCAGCGAAGAAACTCTCAACAAGCTTCGCAGCATCTGGCTCTCAGCTCAAGAATACGACAAGCACTACATGGGCGAAGGTCTCTACGATCTCGCGCGTGAGTGGGTGCGCGTTGTCAACGAAGCTGCAGGTAACGAAGAAGACGAAGAGGGCGAAGGTCAGCCAGGCGGAATGTCTGCGCAAGATATTCAAGACATCCTCGACGCTCTTGGCGAAGCAGCAGAGAACGCAGAGGTTGGCAGCTATGGTCAACTTGGCGATCAGCAGACCACTGAAGAGTGGAATGACATCGCAAAAGAACGCGGCAGTGCAGCGAAGCAAGAGCAGGAGCACGAGCGAGTTGCAAGTGACGTGTTCGGCCAAGGCACTGGTCCAATGGCGTCGACGAAGACGCGCAGCACATTGAGCGAAGTACGTCCTGCAACAAGTGCAGAACGCACCGCGGCAGTCAAGGTCGCGCAGATGCTCGAGAAGGCGAAGTACCGCGATCGTGACGAAACAGAAGTCAAGTCGATCTTGCCTCCTGGTCGTCTGCGAACGAGTGCGATGGTGCAGGGCGCGGCATACAAAGCCAAAGGCGTCATGAGCCAAGTGCAGCCTTGGAAGCGAACGATGCGCAAGCATGTCGACGATCCAACACTCAAGATTGGCGTGATGGTCGACATCAGCGGTTCAATGTCAGAAGCGATGGAGCCGATGGCGGTGACAGCGTGGGTTATGAGCGAGGCGGTACGTCGCGTGCAAGGTAAGGCCGCAATGGTCTACTACGGCGAAGGCGTCTTCCCAACTCTCAAGCCCGGGCAGCACCTCGACAAGGTGAACATCTACACTGCACCTGACGGTACAGAGAACTTCGACAAGGCGTTCAAGGCGCTCAACGGTGCACTCGGTTTGATCCACGGCACTGGCGCGCGACTGCTCGTCGTTGTGAGTGACGGCTGTTACACAGGCGCAGAGACCAAGGCAGCGAAAGCCTGGGTCGAGGCGTGTACGCGTGCAGGCGTCGGCGTGCTCTGGCTTCCGATCGATGACGGTCGAACAGCGAAGCACATCACAGTTGGCACGTCAGCGGTGATGCTTCCAAACACGAGCAACCCAACAGTGGTTGCCACAGAGATTGGTGCGGCGGCAGCGAAGGCGCTGACCGCGGCATCATAAGATCGCAGGCCGGGGATTGTGTGTTACTTGTCCTTTCCGCGTCCCTGGCCGGCGAGCATTCTGGAGAACGTATAATGAACTCATCAACCAAACGAAAGGACAAGCATGGCTGAAAAGAATAAGACGTTCAAGCCCACGATCGAGGGACCAAAGTTGACGATGCAGGAGCTGGCCGACAAGGTCAACTCACTCGGAGTCGACATCGTCGCGAAGCAGGCCGGACTCACAGAGCGTGTGGTTCGTAAGTTCACAGTCGACTCGATGGCCTCGAAACTCTCGGACATCGCAAAGATCAAGGCGGCCATCAAGGTCCTGTCCGAGAACTAAAGAAAGTATTATCTACTCAACAACCTATACGAAAGGACATACCTCATGCGAATGCGTGAATACACAACTACATCCCACAGCTTCCACGTCAAGGATGGCGAGGTGCCTACACTTGACATGAACGTGTACGAGGACTACGTGGCGCTCAACTGCCGGCTTCAAGGTGCGACAATCACCCTATTCTTCCACCCGGACGAAGACGAGACAGTCGGCGCAATGGTCAGTCGAATCCAGCGTTCGTTCCGCACGATTGAGATCGATGAGGTTCGCAATGCCTAACTGGTGCGCAAACAATCTCGAGATCACAGGTGACAAGGAGGTCCTGGCGAAGTTCGTCGCGGCCGTCGCCAGTACTGATCCAAAGTCAGAAGACGAGTACGACATTCTCAAGAATCTCGTACCGTGTCCGGCAGAACTGCTCGACACAGAGAAGAAGTTCCCAGGCTCCAACACCGAGCGTGAGAAACTCAATCTCAAGATGTACGGGTACAAGGACTGGTATGACTGGTCAGTCGCGAACTGGGACACGAAGTGGCCGGAGACTGAGACGTCGATGACTCGCCAAGACGATGACTGTGTCGGCTTTCGCTTCCTCACCGCGTGGTCTCCACCGATCGCGGCGTTCAAGACAATCTCCGGAATGTACCCGGGGTTGACGTTCATCTTGTCATATCAGGGCGAAGGCTTCGACTACGTTGGTGCGACATCGTTCTTCGATGGTGAGATCGCGGCGCAGATCGAGCAGAACTGTGTCGACATCAAGGGATGGGAAGACATCAACTTCGACGATGAAGAAGGCGAGCTCGATGGATTCGAGGTTGCACATGAACTCGTTGACGAAGCTGAAGAAGCATTCCGACTCCAGGTGCGAATCTAGAGAAAGTAAGATGTAGCCATACACATAACGAAAGGACAAGGCAATGGCATTCATAGTTGACATCATGACGAAGACACGGATCCCCGGCGAGACGTGTGACGTGTTTGGCCGGTACTGCAATGACGATCCCATCTTGCTCGGCACCATCCACTTCCGCCCGAAAGAAGCAAAGGGAGATCAGTGGGTCCCGTACCGAGTCAACGGCAATCATCCGGTAACCTGGGCGCCTACCAAGTGGCAGGCGGTTCAGGCACTCACGGCTGAGTTGCTCGACTACTTCGACGACGTCGAGGCGTGGTACGGCAGGAAGAAGTTCCACTGGAAGAAGATCGAAGGCTGGCAAGAACCGGCGTAACAACGGAAGGAGACTCAGTGATAACACTGTTCGTCTTAGCATTAGTTAAAGCGCTGCTAGCAAAAAGCAAACGAAAGAGAGACGATAAGCTCGTTGAATGGCTTAGGCCTGTCCATAATGCAACGCGCTACGTCGACTCGTGTAAATAAAGAACTTCAGGCCTGGACCCGGGGCAAAAAGCCAGACGGGCCAGGTTCTGAGGAAAGTAAGATGTAAGCACAAACACCGAAAGGACAGACATGACAACACTTCATTACTTCGCAGCAGACGGCAACTATGGATCTGCCGATCAGCTCGTGATCGTCGACACCAGTGACTGGGACGTCGAAGAGTGGGATATCATTGATCAGACACCGGACAGCGATCGAGCGATGGTTGCATTCCAGATGTCACAAGGCAAAGGCCAGATCATCGACCCAACTCAAGATCCCCTGCCGGGAATCTGAGGAAAGTAAAATAAAGTCGAGGGTTGGAACGACCCACACCTTCCGATTATGGAAGGCCCTGGCCCAGGGTAAAAGTTCCAGGGCATCAATCTAAAGAAAGTAAAATGACCAAGTCAACAACAACCCAGACGAAAGGACAAATACATGGGCGACAGAGCGGTAATCGGATTCAAGGAGAACAAGGACTCAGTGCCTGTATTCTTGTATTCACATTGGGGTGGCGCAGATCGATATCGCGATCTCCAGCGCGCACTCACGGCATCAAGGCCACGTTGGAATGATCACACGTACGCGACTCGCATCGCGATCTCGCAGATCATCGAGAACTACTGGTCAGAAGAAACTGGCTTCGGCATCAGCGCCGGCGAGAATTCATTCTGCCAGCCGGACTACGATGACATCCCGGTCGTACTCTGGGACGAGCAACAAGTCATTGTCGTGAGCGCGACTGATTCGACACAGCCAGTGAAGAAGTATCTACCTGGCCCGATATCATTCAATGACTTTCTCCGTGTAACGGGATTCTAAAGCTTGGGCCGGTCAAGGTGCTCCATCACCTTGGCCGGCTCGCCAAGATTCTAAAGAAAGTAAGATGGAGCCATAATCGACGAAAGGACAGCAATGAAAGTATCATCCAAAGATCTAGACAACCTCGTCTCGAGCATTAGGCCAATCGACACAAACGAACTACGCAAAGCCTTCAATGAAGCTATTGCGACTGGTCGTATAAAAGCCAATGATCCAGACATGTGGTATCGCTGGCGCGTATATCATCTGGCGTTTGACGCCGGATTCCGCTTCAGCGAAGAGTACAACGATGCTCATATCGACACAGCTCTTCGCCGGGCTGTCCCCCAGCTGAATGACTTCTAATTCTAAAGAAAGTAAAATGATCACATCAACCAAAACAACGACGGAAGGAAAGCAATGACATCAACAATCACCACGACCTCGAAGATCGAGATCATCGAAGTCATCACAGACCTGGACCCAACGATGGAAGCAATCATCGTCGAGTTCAACGAAGCCAAGGCAGCCATCAAGGCTCTCGAGGCGAAGAAGCAAGCGGCAGAGAACACTCTACGCGAGGCACTCAATGGCAACAAGATTGGCTTCATCAATGGAGTCGAGCGCGTTCGAGTCGCACATCGCAACCTGAGCAAGATCGATCGCGAGCTTCTCAAGACAGCATTCCCTGAAGCGTATGAGGCGTCGCTGGTCGAATCCTCGTACACGGTCCTTCAGGCCAAATAATCGCGAAAGCGAAGAACTAACGTCCCGGCTGGCGCGAACGCGAATCCGCGTACAGCCGGGGCTTTAGAAGATTCTGGAGATTGTAAAATGATCTCACAAGCAAGCACATCGACGAAAGGACAACAGCAATGACGAATCAAGCAAAGTTCCTGCTCCCTGGAGCAGAGGTAGTAATCAGAGAACGTAAGTACAACCACAGTGACAAGTCCTCGTATTTTGCGAAGCCGCGAATGTACGTCTGGGCAGACGAGACCTTCGACATCAAGGAAGATCTCATGAATCGAACACGTCGACCATACACAGAATGGAAGAAGATTCTCAAGCCACTGTTTGCGACGTACCTTCCGCAGGTCAACCTCGAACGTCAGTTCACGTGGTCGCAGAAAGCCGGCTGCTCGTGTCCCTGCTCTCCGGGATTCATTCTCGGGAGTCAGGTCGTTCGTCTCAGCGACGATCGATCGCTCGTGTACTTCGACATCTTCGTGACTCTCAAGGGCGCACCACGCGTCGATGAGTCAAAGCCTGGGCGGCTCGTCACCGTCTAGCAGCAGCGCGCTCGAGCCGGGATATCACCCCTTTCGTCTCCCGGCTCGCGCCTGCAATTTCTAAAGAAAGTAAAATGAGAGGGTAAGCACAACTAACGAAAGGACAAAGCATGGAAGTAGATAAGAAGACTGCGACAGCAATCACAGATGAGATTGAGGCGGCAGCCAAGGCAATCTTTGCAAAGCATGGTCTCATGCGAGGCAAGGTATCTACCAAGTACGGAATGGGATATGAGCTCAAGATCACAGCAGACCTGGCCACAATCGACGAAAGCGGAATCAATCTTTCTAGCCGTGAGGCCCAGGACTACACTGCTCTACACTTCCTCTACGATCTTCCTGAAGGACTTCTTGGCAAGAAGTTCAAGGTCAATGGAAAGGAATACATCTTCGCAGGCATCGCAACCAAGCGAAGCAAGTATCCAATCTATGTGAAGAACGTAGAAACAGGAGCCATGTCATTCTTCCAGAGTGGCGTCAAGCGCTACCTGGTGAGTGCATAGTGGACTACGAAGTAAGGGCCACCTTCTACGTCAGCGATGAAGCTGACGCAGAGGTGGCTCTTGCTGAGCAGCTCCACAACTACATCGTCTCGCTCATGAACGCGACGGATCCGGTCATATCGATCAGTCCGGTACCCGAGCCTCCGGATGCGGAGATCTTCCAGTTTCCAAAGAAAGTAGAATGACGGCATGGGACTACTCTCGTTATACATCGCCGCAAAGTACGGCGAAAGCAAAACCAAGAAGAAGGTCAGCGCGGCGCTCGAAGATGCCGAGACGGTATGTGATCACTGCGGCCATCCACTTTACAGGCACGCCCCTGATGCTCGCCGGACGTGTCCGACGTACGTGACGGTGTCGTAATGTCAGGCTCGTGGATTACACTCGAGCCAGACGGCGAGTTCGAGAGATACGTTCCAAGGCGTGGCCTCTGGACAGGAGACGTTCAGACGGACTCAGTTGTCGTGCGCCCAGGCGTGCGCATGATCTGGCTCGACGACGAGCTATCGAACAAGTACCCGATCAACTATCTAGCAACAGGCATCGTGTCATGGCTTGCGCAGTCGGGAGGTTGGCCAGCGCCATTGCCTGATGCGATCCGTGGACGGGTAACGTTTACACACGATGGTGTCAGTGCAGTGACAGGCATCTACGACGAGCTGTCAGAGACTGATGTAAATACAATCAGAGTGTACGCGCTCAAGGCACGCGTTGCGATCCGCAGTGAGATGAGCGGTGTCCCGCTGGGACCAAGCGGTCCGTTTCTCTCGGAGCTGTAAACTAGAGAAAGTAAAATGATCGCATGGCAACAATGAAAACAATCAGTATCCTCATCGACGAGGTCGAAGCTGGAATCATGGACGCGATGTTCGACTACCCGGACGTCAGCCCCGATGATCTAGCTCCGGAAGTAATCCGCAACATAGTCAGGGGTGTCCCTGACAACATATCGACATATGTCTTCAACCACTTTGGTCTTGAAAACTAAACTGGGGAATATATAATGATCTCACAAGCAACGACGAAAGGAAACGTAATGATTACAAAGATCACTGGCATGAATCTAGATGAGGCCTTGTTCAAGTCTCAAGGTGATGACACAGAAGTCTACGTGACACTCGAGACAGATGGATTCGTGGTCACATGGGGCGATTACATTGCCAATGTCTGGGAAGAAAAGTACGTGTCACTAGGCACTGCCTTGGCCAGGGCCGCGGTTCTCGTGCACGCCTCAGAACACAATGCGAACTTCATGTTCGAACAATCCTCCCCGGAAGAATTCTCGAGCGCATGGGAATCCGCGATGAAGTCCTTCGTATTCTTCGAGGGCTAAAAACTTGGGCGAGTATAATGGCACTATCAACGACGAAGGGAACAACATGACACCAATAAGAATCACCTCATCAACGATCCGCGACGCCATCGAGCCCATGTTCGACGCCGGCCGGGTGCATAACCTCACGTTCAAGAACTTTGAATACGACAAGGATGGCGACGTTGCATTTGACGTCATATTCCCGTCATACTTCACGAAAAATGACTTCATCGACATGTGTCGTGAATACCAACTCGACGAACTCATCGATCTCATCGAAGAGTAAACTGGGGAAAGTATAATGAACTTACACAACGACGAAAGGAAAAGCATGACAAAGTTTGAGTATTACCTAGACGTTGCCTTTGGCGACGATTACAAGACACTTGCACATTCACTCGAGGTCTTGAGCGAAAAATGCCCATCGGCATGGGTTCGAATCCTCCGGGCGGAAGGCCCGGGTGGCGGATGGCCAGAGTTGGTTATCACCATTGACGAGTCCGATAACGAGGCGTTCTGTGAATGGTACGGCGGCGAAGGGGCAACCCCGGCAAGCCTGCTCGCGGAATGCGACATCGAACCAACGGTGATCTAAAGAAAGTAAGATTGCCACATCAACGAAAGGACAAGACATGAGTAACGAATTGATCGGCGCGACGATAGTCGCCATACGTCCAATGACGGGCGCGGAGATGGAGAAGGAAGGTTGGACGGACGGTCGCAATCGCGGCGAGGCCGCAGCCATAGTTCTCTCGAACGGGACGGTCATCTATCCGTCATGCGACGAAGAAGGCAATGCACCAGGCGCGCTGTTCGGGGTCGAGGCAGACGGCACAGCATTTGCCCTGTGCTAAACTAAAGTAAGTACAATCTACTCATCAACGACGAAAGGACAACCCATGCGAAAGCAAGTACTCATCATCGAATTCAATGCGATGCACATCAGTCTCGTGTCTGCGATCCGCACCGCGATCAACGACTGGGAAGACAACAACGGCGACATCGATTGGAACATCGAGTCGTTCGTGGTAGAAACGGACAACGACTCGGTCTCGTCGAACTAATGAAAGTAAGATGAGTCCATCAACCTAGACGAAAGGACAAAGCAAATGTGTCAATGTGAAGATCGCCCATGTTGCGGGCACGCAGCCGAGGAACGTGCGGATGACGCCTACTGGGCAGAACGCGCCTACTACGGCGAGGACGACGACTCGGACTACGAGTAAAGTCATCGCGGCCCGTTGCGCCTTCGCCGGCGTGACGGGCACGCAAACTCGAACTAGAGAAAGTAAGATGGAGACATGACAAACACACTGAAACGAACAGCCAAGGAACTTGTGTCCTTGTGCGAAGACATCTACGGCGACCAGCCATACGAGCAGGTCGACGCGATCCGCGAGGCATACGTCCGCTCCGCCGGCCTAACGGCAGAGCAGGCGTCGAAACTCGAGCGCGAGTTCGCGCTACTGGGATATCTCTAAACTAGAGAAAGTAAAATCTAGTCATCAACCTAAACGACGAAAGGAACAAAATGACGGACGAAGCACTCGCCAACGCTGGCTATGTGAATCACATCAACAAAGGGTCAAAGCGCCAGTACACCTGGGAGGAATTGAAAGAGATGGGTTGCCCGACCTACATCACACCAGAAGGCTGGATAACCTGGGACTAACGTCCCGGGTAATCCCGGCTGGCCGGCTGGTCGATTCCAAAGAAAGTAAAATGGCGACATAAGGTTTGGTTGGGTATTTACCAACCAGGAAGGTACAGGGTAATCCCTGCTAAGCAAAGCGTCCATCACGCACAAGAGCATACCGGCCATTGCGGCTGGTCCCTGCCAAGCAGGCAAGTATGAACAGCGGCCTTCCAAATTCTAATGAAAGTAAGATGACGGCAAGCAACGATGAAAGGACAGCAATGGCAAACATGACATACATGGCAATCGCGATCGTGGAAGAGGCGAACTCGATGGGCCCGGATGTAGACCG